CATATTCAATCATATTTTTAAAATCTCCTTTTAAATAACCGTATAAAGGAGCTCTAATTTTACTCAAAATTGATTCTTGAGTAAAATCTGCACCCATTAATTTAATAACTGATTTATTATATAATTCTGAAATTTTATCACTTTGTTTCATTTTTTCACTATTTTTATCTCTCCATGAACATAATCCATTTAATAATTTAAAATGAATAATTTTTAATAAATAAACAAAATCATCTGTACTCATTTTAATCCATTCATTTGTTTTTTTTATGGTTGTCTCTGTCGTTGTCTCTGTCGTTGTCGATTTATATATATAAAATACATTGGATTTTTCTGCAAAACAAGCAATTGGTTCATTTATCGACTCTGTATTGGTGCTTAAATTTCTTTTTAATATATTAATAATTGTTTGTGGAAAATTTTGTTCAATCAATAAGGTTATATCATCTTCAATAATAATAAATGATTTTATACGATCTTCATAATTTATTGGAAGCACAAATTGGCTATTTAACCATTTCACTACATTTAATTTTTTCTTTTTTTTATCAATCCATTTTTGCATTTCTTCCATTTTTTCTTCCATTTTTTGTTGTTTGATTGCCATTTCTTGAATAATATTGTATAATGTTGTTATACTTGGAATATCAGTTGTTTCCTCTTCTTCACAGTTTCTTAATCTCTTAGATTTATGAGCTATTTCACATAAAATAGTGTGCTTTTTATATGAATTAATTCTTGTATAATATTTACCACAATGTATACAATGATTTGTTGTTGTCATACTTTATTGTAATTTAATAAAGTATAATAATGTATATTTAAAATCAATTTTTTCTTTTTATCGTTGTAATATAAATGGCATTTGTTTATCCTGGAGATCCTGGTTCTGGTTCTACACAAACTCAAAATAATAATTACCCATTATTAACTAATATTTCCAATCAAATATGTCGTGGAAATAATTTCAAATTAAATAGTAGTGATCCAGCAGCTCAATATCAAACACAAAAAATTATACAAAATACAGTTCGAGTAAGTTCTTCTCTCTATACATGGAATTTAGGGGCTTTAAATATATATCAAAAACCATCTCTTTTATTAAGAACTGGTGTAAATTGGAATCAAATGAGTGATCGTGCTTTACCACATTATCAAACGAATAGTAGTAATTCTCAAGGTAGTTTTTATCATGGAAGTAGTACAAGACATACACAAACAAGAGAGAGACCAGGTGCAGGAACACCTGGTGGTGCTGGGGTAGATATCAAACATAATTCTTATTGTCGTTATTTGGGTCGTCTTAAGGCGAAAAGAGATATTCGTCGTGGTGTAATACCACCAACTTTTGGAGCTCCTATTCCATTTAGTCAAGCCTTTCCTATATATGGTGGAAAGACTGTGAAAACAGCTATTGTAAGTGGATGTAATTGTCCGGATGATAAATTAAAATCATTGAGAGATGATTTAATTATTTATAGAGCGTATTTTGATCCTTTAATGTTTAGCTCGAGTATTGTTTATCAAGTAGGTCAATATGTATATGCTCGCCTTTCGAATAACAGTCCAGTTTTACAAGCACAAATTACTCAGATTGATTCAACTGGAACAATTTTTACGATTCAATTTGTTTCAGATGCAAGTATAGCAAATGTCACAAGTTCTCAAATTATTCCTTATTTTCCATGTAATTGTTCACCTGGAAGTAATGGGTCTACGAATACGGGATATATTATGAATGGTAAATATCTTGAATTTTGTGATGTATTGAATTCGCTTACTGGTCCAAATTATATACAAGATATTGCCCTTGAATTTATTCCCGGGGTTTAATTATATTCCTGAGGTTTAATTATATTCCTGGGTTTAATTTATTTTTTTATAAATATAATATATTATGCCTCGTATGCAGATGTTTATTCAAAATAATCATTTACCTCGTGTAGCTGTTAGACCTTTAGGTAGTTATAATACACAAGTGAATCAAGGACAACTGAATCAAAGACAACTACAAAAAAAAGGTGATGGTTTAGTAAATATGGCATTCAATGCTTCTATGGTTAATCGTATTGCTGGTTTAAAACCAGGATGTAGTGCTTGTGGTAAAGGTTAGATAAGTAATTAAAGTATGAAATATTAAAATATCAAAATATATTATAAATGCCTGTAAGATTTTCACCAACTATGCGTGCTACTAATTTGAGTACTATGAGTGTTTATATTCCTGTTACTCGTAATTTAAATAATTGCAGTAATACATTATGTTATACATCTAATCATAATTACATTTATCAACCACATAGTGGTTATGGGTCTGTAGGAACATCAGCAGCTGGTTACTTAGCATGTAGAAAGCGTTTATAATTAAATATTTAATAAATTAATGATTTAAATATTTAATGAAAATTAAATAAAATGGCAACTTTAAATCGCGTTGAACAAATGAATAATGTGCAAAAAGAAGGATTAGAATTATTCAAGAAAAAAAATGCTGATTATGGTGATGCATTTGCTACTTATGGACCAGTAGGTGTCATTGTTCGCATTGGTGACAAAATTCAAAGGTTATCATCGGTTACAAAAAATGGAGTTGCATTAGTAGATAATGAAGGATTGAGAGATACTTTAATTGATTTACATAATTATTCAGCAATGGCAGTTATGCTTTTAGATGAAAATAAAAAAGATTTTTAATTATTAAATTACAAACATTAAATATGAAATATGAAATGGGACTGAATGTGATATTAGATTGTGATAAGCTTATGGTGGCAACTCACCCACATGATAATATGAAATGTCCTCTTTTAAACGGGCAATTTCTTTTTCTAATTCAGCGACTTTGATGCACTCTTGGTGATACAATCTTTCCATTTGTGCTGCATAATCCGCATCCACTAAATCAAAACTTTCGACTGGTGGTTCCTCGTATTCTTCGTCGTCATCATCTTCTTCAGTATCTTGAATGATCTGCGCTGGTTTTGCAGGTGAACTATCTTTCACCTGTCGTTTTCCTTTGTTCTCTAACACAACCCAATACCAAGGGTCTTGGTAAACCACTCTGGCTTCGAGCTCTGGATTCAGGACTCGCTCTTGAAATGTTCCAACTGTTTCTGTGTTGTTCCAATATTTAAAATGCACATATACGCTATAATAGGGATTGCCGTGACTGCCATGCTTGAGTACTCTGTCGATTTGGCGTATCTTTCCATAACCAAGACTCTCAAAAGTCTTTATGATGCGTTCATCCGAAATGTTTTCGAAAACGCGGGGAATAAACAACGATAAGATAGTTTGGTTCATGGATGTCATATTGCTTTCAAAGACCAGGTACTGCAAGAGTTATACTGATGCTTTAGTTATTTAAAAAGTTTTCAATTTTTTTTAAAACACTTTGTTTTTTGATGTCACTAAAAAAAGTTATTTTGTATGAATGGACATGTATGTTGCATATAGATATTTCATAGTAAGCTTTCTATTTTTTTTAGTGAATTCAAAAAACAAAGTGTTTTAAAAAAAATTGAAAAGCTTTTTTAAGTAAGAAGGTATGGTATTAACCTAAGGTCTAATAAACCTTAACCAGAATCTCCTCAACAACAATAATGTCGTTCGAATCAACAGCAAGTTTCATGTCTTTCTTTATTCCAGTTGTCCCCAGAAATTGGAATGAAATGGATTTCTGCAGGTTGTTTGCAGATAAATGTATCGGAGAAGTAGATCGCGTAGATTTCTTCGATATGGAAAATAAAGAATGGACATTGAGTGCATTTGTGCATTTGAAATCATGGGAGTATAATGAGTATACAGATCAGTTATACTTTGAGCTTGATTCTGTCTACGGAGCTGGTCAGTGGTATTTGGATGTACCAGGCCAGCCAGGTATGTATTTTATTCTTAAAAAAATGATTTCAGCAAAAATTCCAGATACGCGGTTGAACATCCATCAGTTGGCTGCAAAGGTTGCATATTTAGAAGAGATGTTCGTTGCACTTACGATTCAAGAGGAAGTTCAAGATCAAGACGAAGAAATGACCTATGACGAAATTATGGAAGACGGAGAAATCAGAGAAGATGATGTTCACCCATTGTTGGACAATGACGAAGATAGTAGCACTGATTTTGTCGACATGTATGATGCCACACCACCGGTTACGATGGCAACTCTTGTCGCTCAGACAGCAGGATTTGACTCATATCTAGACATTGAAATGCAAAGATTGGACTGCGAACTTTCAGCACTCATGGAAGTTGAGGAAAAAGATTGTGTGTTTCCTCTTTCAGTTACAAATGATTTGGAAGATGAAATCCAAGTTATTACCAACGATCTTATGACATACAACATCATCGAAAATGACGAAGACGATTATCAAATAGACCCATGCATTCTGTCGATGTATCGAGCGATTCAAAAAGTTGGTGCTCTCACAAAAGTTGTGAAAGAGGACAACAGAAGAAGAGAAAGAATGGATTTCACAGCGGAGCTTTGCGGAAATAACTAGTGCTTAGTTTGATAGTTTGCTTAAATTAAGATCTGTTTTGTTATTGTTGTAATTTCATAATTGTAATTTATTAAACCATTTTTTTATTTTTTTATTTTCTTTTTTATTTTTAAAAATTTGCACTAGTCCATGTATTAGTTGAATTTGCTTCAACCGTACAATTTGATAAATTACTAATAATTTGAATACTTAATGAAGCTTGATATGGATATGTAAGTGTACTCCCAATCATAGGACTCAATACAAAAGATATACTTGCATCATCATTACAATATGCGCTTAAACAATAATTAATAATTGCTGATGTGTTTACTTCGTTAGTAACTACTATATTATTACTATAAGTTATTCTACCATTTGGACATACTGAATCTACTACAACATTATAACCGTTACCAGGTGATGATGGATAATTATATTGATTTGTAAAAATAATATTACAATAATATGAACCATTTATGTTTAAAATTTGAGTATTTATGCCTGCATTTTGAGAAAATCTTGCAGGAAATATTTGCAACTGACAACTAGCAGAACCTGTTATATTATAAAGAGATGGATTACCTGATATAGCGGTCTGTTCTCCATATTCTGAAGCAACTTGATAATTTAGAGTTAATAAAATATAGTCGGTTAAATTACAACTAATATTAGGAAAATTTAATGTAACTATAACATTGCTTGCGTCTATTAAATCATTATAATAATAAGCAAAAGGTATTGTTGATGTTGATGGATTAGTGCTTATACTTGATATTGCACCATTACTATTTGTTGTAATAGTAGCATTTGTATAAGTTTGATCAGCTGTTAATGTAACCATAGCTGTTGTTTGTTGTGTTCCATCTGAAAATTGAATATAAGATCCATCTACTATAATATTTCCATAAACATCCAGTTGTCCGGTTATGTTTGTATTACCTGAAACATCCAGTTGTCCAGTTATGTTTGTATTACCTGAAACATCCAGTTGTCCGGTTATATTTGTATTACCTGAAACATCCAGTTGTCCGGTTATGTTTGTATTACCTGAAACATCCAGTTGTCCGGTTATGTTTGTATTACCTGAAACATCCACTTGTCCGGTTATGTTTGTATTACCTGAAACATCCACTTGTCCGGTTATGTTTGTATTACCTATAACATCCACTTGTCCGGTTATGTTTGTATTACCTATAACATCCACTTGTCCGGTTATGTTTGTATTACCTGAAACATCCACTTGTCCGGTAATATGTGTGTCTCCTATAACATCTACTTTACCCGTTATATTTGTATTACCGGAAATATCCACTTGTCCGGTAATATGTGTATCTCCTATAACATCCAGTTGTCCGGTTATGTTTGTATTACCGGAAATATCCACTTGTCCTGTAAGATCTAAATTTCCAGTAACATTCAATGCACCATAAATGTTATTCATACCTGTACTTAATGTGTCTCCCAAAATATTTAACACATAGGATGATGTTGATTCCATACCTATACCAACATTACCTAAATTATAATAAATGCCATATTCATTTGTAGACCATTGAGATTTAACATCTATTATAGAAATGGGTGGTGGAAATATTGGATAGAATGACATTATTATATGTATATGTAATAATTAAATAAAATAAATATTAGATATAAATATATAATGATATCCAAATCATCTGTCGGTAATTTTGAATTAAATGCGAATAAATATAATAAAGAAGAATTAGAAGAAATATTTGAACTGCCGCCCAATTATGATAATATTTTAATTGAAATAAAATCAACTCAATTAAGAGACAACATGTTTAGTTATAAAGGAATAGAAAATTCGGTTAAAGATAATATAAATACTTTTATCAATCAAGCCAAAGAAATATTAATAAAACAATTAAAAAATACGACAAATAATTTTCAAAAGATTGTCAATGCAGATGTTTATAATTTAGACTATAATTTAAAACCAGCAGCAACATTAGATGTTGGTTTGGCACATACTATTATAGAAAAGGAAGATAGGCCATATACGCAGTCAATGCCTAGTGAGTTTTATCCAGGTGCTCTCAATCCTTTAAAAAAGCGTATATTAAATAAATCGATCAATATTGATACTCGTTTTCGTAATAATTATTATGCAACTCAATCCACAAATTTTCATTTGGATTTACCCATTAAATTTAATAATGTTGTTTCATTACAACTAAGTGCTTTTGAATTTTCAACAACTGCATATGTAATTTCTAAGCAATCAGGAACGAATTTTTTTTGGGTATCTGCATCACCCAATGACAATAGTGTGATTCCTGTGAATCCTCCCGAAAAATTATGTATTATTGTACCTGATGGCAATTATACACCAATTGATTTAGTGAATTTTATAAATAACTATATATCTACAAATGCGTCATTTGTTGCAAGCCAATATTTAAAAAATATAGTATTTGTATTGAATATTGGTGGTACTTCTTTAACAAGTGGTTCAGGTCAAATGGTAGTAGGAATTAAAACAAATTCCAATGTTACATATAGTTTTAATTTTAATTTGGATTTTCAAGCGGATATAAATGGTAATCCGGATAATGGAACACCTTTGCCATTGAAATTAGGTTGGATTATGGGTTTTCGAGAGGGATATTATGAAAATAATACGGATTATGTAAGTGAAGGAATTGTCGATACTTCTGGACCAAGATATCTGTATTTAGTGGTTGATGATTATAATAATAATGTGAATAATAATTTTTATAGTGCATTTAATTCATCTATTCTCAATAAAAATATATTAGCTCGTATTAGCTTGCAATCGCCGGTATTTAATAATTTAACACAAAATAATTTAAATTTGATTACAACTCCGAGACAATATTTTGGTCCAATAGACATACAAAAGTTGCAAGTTCAATTATTAGATGAATATGGTCGAATCATAACTTTAAATAATATGGATTATTCTTTTTGTTTGACAATGCAATTGGTGTATGACATTTAATTTTAAATTATTTTAAATTATTTTAAATTATAAATACATAAAAATAAAATAATTTTATACAATTTGTTATTCTTGAGCAAAAAGGTGTTTTAGTAGTAGTCATTGAATATTTTTTATATTTATATTCATC